AACCAATCTCTAATATCTTCTGCGCTGTCGAATCCCGTTTTGTAATTGGATGGGTCGGGATCACCTAACCCCATCCTATTCATAAAATCATCCATACTACCTTCTTGAATATCTTGTGAAGATTGTCTTCGTGCTTTCTTCAACATTTCATTTGCTGTAGTATTTGCTTTGGCAAGTTTCTGTACCCAAACCATATCATCAAGTTTTACTTCTTCTCCATTAGCAATACATTTACAAATAAATTCAAGTCGAAGACGATATGCAGTAGATAACATAAGTTTATGTTTCGTTATTTTTATTTATTTCTGCTATCAACTCTTTAGATGTTTTGAGTGAGCGTCGATAAACAATATATTTTACCACAGGATTAGCAGGATTGTTAGTCAACCACCAGATCTGGCGTTTAATGTTTGCTCTCACTAACTTAAGCACAAAATAAAAAGCAGCGGCAACATTATCATTAGTTAAAATGATGAATGATACCACTGCAATTATTATGAACGAGGGAGTCAATTAAACTCCTCATAACGTCTCGTTTCAAGATATTCAATCATTTCTTGCCTCCACTCCATCAACTCATAAAAACACTCTTGATTGTGAGCACAACCACGGAGACGACTGTCAGGTTTGATAACACTTTCAATCATCAGACCAAGTGCATCACGTCTTTTTTGTTGTTTGCTGCAACTCATTTTCTTTTCTTTCTTTTAATGGTTTTCAGTTGGTTGTTGATAAAATCAATAGATTGTTTGTAAGTGTTCAGAACCTTAACTTGTTCACCATTATGTATGATGATGAATTTTTTTCCAAAAGGAATTGCTGCCCACATACCATCGTTAGTGCAGTAACCTAGAGGATTGCCAGGTTTTGGTTTAAGGATGTTTGGATTAGCAATAAATGGTTTCTGAAACTTACTCATTAAAAAATTGCGGTGACACTAACAACCGTGCATCCAGGATTGCGAGCGAGTGCAACCTTTTTAGCATCGGAATAATCAACGGCGACTACTTTTTCTTCAAAAACAGTGCCTGCCTTGAACAGAGTAACTTTGCAACGCATGATAAATTAGCGACGGATAATGGAGATTGCAGGTTCACCCTGCTGGAACACGGTGTCAACAACCGCCTGAACGCTTCTGGCGGTGCCTACACCCACTCTATCATAAACTGGCACACAAACCAACCCAAAGGTTTTCTGAGCGCCTCCTAGGCGAATTACACGCCCGATAGACTGGGAGATACCAATGTAATCCATGTTTCTCATAAACAGCACAGCATCTAGTCCTTTGACATTGATGCCTTCGGAGAGAATAGAGTGGTGCATAACAACAAACCGTTCATCATTTGCACCCCAAGTATTCAAAGTTTTGAAAAACTCCTCACGGGTAACTTTTTTACCGTTGATAATTGCTCCTGTTTTAGATGTAATTAGCATCCAGTTGTAACCTCTTGCTTGAAGTTCAACGCAAAAATTACTCTCAGAAACAAGACGAACAATTTGCTTTGTAGAACGTGCAGCGATCAAAATTTTATTAGGATTTTGATCATCTATTGTTTCAAGCAAATTCGCGGAATCAGTTTGCTGATATTCTCCTCTTGGCAGTTCTTTGACAACGACTCTTGGAGGTAAAATGTAACCTTCAGAGACAAGGTGAGGAGCACCAACACTACAAATAACTTGTCCATAAACTTCACCATCATTCATTCCTGGTTTGAATACTGTAAGACTATGCTTAGGAGTAGCAGTAAAGAAGTAGCAACGATTAGCATCGTGAGAGAAGAACTCAGTAGCAGGGAAAAAGTTACGTTGCACACTGTTGTGTGCTTCATCAAAGTAAATCGTGTCAACGTGAATACCACTCTCCTGAACACGATGTAGGGAGTGATAGGTAGTAAAGATCAGTTGATTACGATATGCTTGACGATGCCAGTTAGCAATCAGTGCAGGTTTAGTGCTACTGAAATGCTCAGTTTCACCACTGTGAACGTGATAAACAGCAGCGTTGTCGATAACCTCAAGAAACTCTTTACAGAGTTGTTCTGCTAGAAGAATACGAGGAGCAACCACAACAATAGTGGTAGAACCAACTTGATCAAACTGTTGCTTAGCATCGTTGATCATACACATAGTTTTTCCACCACCCGTAGGGATGATGACCTGACCCTTGTCGTGCTGCTGCATCGCTTCCAGTGCTTCCTGCTGGTGTGGGCGAAGGGTGATCAAGTGGTGTCCTGTTCAGTATGGATATATTATAGCAGAAAGGGATCCCCGAAGGAACCCCCTGTGCCACTAGAAGAACTGTTCTACCCCTACAGGTTCCCCGAAAGAATAATCATAGGTGAGAGCATCATGACAAACATAATGTGGATGATCTAAAGGTACACCAACTCTTTCACACATTTCTTTGTGATTGTCTTCCATCAACTCAACAGCATAAAGCATATTGTTTAGAACATGCTCTTCTGGGTGATACTTGATCAGTTCACTTTTGAGTGCAAGGATAAAGTTACCAGAACCAGCAGAATTATCCATAAACTTTGATTTTGGATCCTTTCTCTTCTCAATATCAATCATCTGAACCATCTCTTCACACATTTTCATGGGTGTGAATACTTCTTGCGTTTCAGCAATTCTTTGATCTGAACGTTCGATATTAGATCCAGTATCTTTATTGTGTTTATTCTTATCAGTGCCCATTTCCGTACCGTTCAGTATATGCTTTGATGAACTTACCCTTGCCAAGATGAGGAATACCATTGGTAGTTTCTGTAGCAATCTTCCTCAAACTACCATCACCATTCTGCCCCATAGCAACAATACGTTGAAGGATTTCTTCTTTGGTAATGTCGTCATCTGGGCGAACACGAATGTAATTATGAGAGGAAGATTTCTCATAATCTAACCAAGGTTTTCCATCAGCGTTCTTTTCACCTGGCAGAAAAACCTTGCCAGATGCTCCCCCACCATCTCCACCAACAAAAATATCTGCACCGTGACGATTTTCATACTTAAGAAACTCGATATGAGGATGCTGTTTATATTCAGGATCTAGTTTACGTTGCTTCTCACCAATCTTCCACTCTTGAATACAAGCATCAATGCTTGCGGCAAAATCATTATCAGCACAATCTTTATTACTAACAATCTCAAGATCACGATTGATCTTGTTGTAGTTAGCAGAACCTTGCTTCACAGATTTGGGAAGCACGAGAATAATCTGTCCATTCTTAGCACGAACACGATCAGCAGAATTGTTCAAAAACTTAAGTGCTAATCTACCACCTTTACCGTAGGGAGGATTGCCAATAACAGCATCAAAATCCATATCGTTGTATTCTTCTTCAGTGATTTTAGTAATGTTATCAGGAACATTCGCCATTCCTGAAGGATTCATATCATAATCCTTATCAGTGTAGATATTCGTATATCCTTTCTTAGTTAGCGTGATAGAAAAATGACCAAAAGCATCCTGTGGTACATAAATCATAGCATCTTTTGCCAGATTTTTCAACTTATCAATAATTTCTACTACAAGATGCAATTTAGGAGCACGAACTGCTTCAGGATTTTTCTCTTTAATCAGTTTTTTATGAGATTCTGGAGTAAATCCGAAAACCTTTTCTTGCTCATAAAATCTTTCATTAACTTCCTTAACTTGTTGCTTAAGAAAAGAAATAAATTCCGAATAAGATGTAATCCATAGTGGTGCCATTACAACTTCTTTAGATCCACCAAGATCTGTTGGTCTACAACCAGCAGCAAATAAAAAGGATCGAATGTAATGGTCTGTTATATCAATATGGCAATCTAGATGATCATCAGCGATAACTTCTTCTGGAAGGTGTGAATAATCTCTATCATCAAACCTTTTGAATCCTCTCTCCGCTTTTGTCATACCAACAAAAGCACAAATGGGACGTTCATCAAGTTCTATCAATCTCTTGATAGATGCTTGTTGATGAAAATAAATCCTAGTATGTTTAATATCTAATGGAGGAGCATAAAAAGGATCCTCGGCGTGAATAGCATCCATCAGACCGTTCATTGCTTTGATTCGGATGCCCTGATTATAGCAGGCACTGTGGTATGAAGGCAATCTAGTGGACAGTTTAACAACTGGTACTATCCACTCTTCCGTTGGGATCAATATATTTTACAGCAACTGTAAATCTATATCTATTTCTAAATGTGGTTGCTTTGTGTGGAATATCTGCACTAAAGTATAGCAGACGATT